AGTATCTGCAAGTAGAGTTTCTTTTTCTATTTTGCCATTGATTTTTTCGTATTCGCTTAGATATTGTTTGATTATAAAATTGATTTGCGAATTCATACTTCTTTCTTGCTTTTTTGCTATGATTTTGAGTTTTTCCTCGTATTCTTCTTCTATTCTTAGTTGTGTTCTTATGAGCAATTTTTTGCACCTCCTTTTTAGTGTCATTATAGTGCATTTTTAACAAAAAATATAGTTCCGTTTTGGCACTATTTTAGTATTGACAAAGTGGTTAAATAGTGGTACTATTTTAGTGTCATGATGACACAAAAAAAATAAGAGGTGTTGAAAATGAAGTATCGGTTGGATTTAGTAGGTGGTACGAAGTTATGGTCGGAGGATGTTTCGGATTTGTGCCATTATCTTAGGTGTATTGGTTCTATTAGTTTTTGTGAAGCATCTGGTATTATCAAGGAATTTTGCTATGAAGGGCGGGGAAAAGTTGAAGGCGGGTGTTTTACAATAACAAAGGAGACGGAAGCAGATGTTTAATATACTTGGATGCTATTATCACATTGTAAGTGAATTGCGAAACGAAGAAGCAGAAGAAAAAATTAAGAAATTAGAAAAAGAAGCAAAAGAACTTGAGCGAAAATTTGAAGAAATGAAAAAGGAGAAGAAAGACAATGACTAAATTTATTGGCTGGAGATTTAGCAAAGGCACATATACCCCCGAGGGCAGCGATAAGAGCATTGACTATGACAACGTCAATCTGCACATGTACACGGATGAGGATCCAGATGTAAATGGCTGCTGTGTGTCTGTGCTCAAGATTAAGCGGCAGAATATGGGCAAGCTGCTTGATATCGTGCCAACTGAAGCGGCCATTGAGGACACGCTTAATATGTACCTTGACAATGAGGTAGAGCTTACATATATCCCCATCAACGGCCGTGTAGTGCTTTCGAAAATACGCTTTGCGTAGTACTCCTACCCTCGCAAAGCTGGGATAGATATAGTAGACAGCCGCCGCCCCGGCGGGGGGGGGGGGCTTTTTTTTTTTTTATTTTTTTATATCCTACAAAATGTACTCAAAATCCTACACTATAAACTCAAAAAAGGTAGTGTTTCCAATGGATTTCGAGTTTTTGGATTCCGGATTTTCTGATTTGACTTCTTGGGTAACGATAGACCCCGAAGTTGATTGGTTGAGTGTGGACCAAAAAACGAACGTTCGAATCGAGGTATTTCCCGGATTTCGGCGCGTGACGGTTTGCAACAAGCCTAAGTGGCAGATGATTAAAGATAAGCCCGCAGATGTTGCACGGTGTGCATCTTGGGACGATGAGCTTGACGAGCTTGAGCCTGTCGGACAGCAATCAGGCGGCACGCATCTTGACCCCGCACAGCGGGCAAAGCGACGGCTGTTTGACCTTATAGCGCTTACTCGCTGGGACTGGTTTGTGACGCTTACGCTTGACCCCGATAAGATAGACCGCAAGGACGTAAAAGCGTTTAGCCGCAAACTTAAGCGATACCTTGACAATCTTGTCCAACGTAAGGGCATAGGATATGTCCTCGTCCCCGAGGAACACAAAAGCGGCGGTTATCACGCTCATATGCTGATTAAGGGCGATATAGACGTAGTAGATAGCGGCACAGTCACTTGGACAGGCCAGAAACGCCCTGTGAAGCGTGAGACGGCCCGAAAAATGCAAATACCCGAAAGTATGTGGCAGACTGTGTATAACGTGCCATCGTGGAAATTAGGCTATACTACGGCCGTCAGAACGTATGGCAGCGGCGAAGAGCTTGCAAGGTATGTCGGCAAGTACTTGACAAAGGACAGTGATAAAATCTTCGGGCGGCGGTATTGGCATAGCCGGAATATAAAGCAAAGGCCGGATGTGATTTTGTCGGCTTGTTGCTATTGTGATGCTAAAGGGGTTGAGTACGTTAATCCCTATACGATGGAGCGATATAAGATAATGACGATAAAGGATGATGTTGTTTGAGTTGGAGTCGTACGAGTTACTATGTGGCCATAGACATAAAGCACAAAACTGTGATATGGGTTTTGGATGATTTGCCTAAATTCAAGGTATTATGTCACGACTATGGAAACTTCCATGATGCCTTGATTTGCATAGTTAAATTGGACTTTTCGGTTGTTTTATAAAGAAAGCACAAATTTTATATAATAAAGGGAAAGGGGGTTATGCGTTGCGTAAGATTCTTACGATTTTTTTGTTGTCGGGTATATTGCTGTCACTTGTATCTCTTGATGTATCCGCTGCCGGCCGTGCATATGTGCTTACGTCTCGCACGACTTCCGGCGGGTCTCAACAATGGGATTTGGATGCCGTGCTTTCTGCTGCAAATAGAGTGTTTACGGACCCCTTGAATACATATGCGAAAGATAATGGTTTTCAGTTGATATGCTACGAACGTGTGCCTACTGGTGTTCGAAAGGCGCCTGTATATTATCAGTTTTCAGCGCCGGACGGCAAGAATCATTATATTGTGACGTTGGCTTATAACGTGAATATAAAGGATTCTTTTAGCACCAATAGCGCTGTATCTACATATATGCCGACGACTACGGATGATAGCAATTATGTATATAGTTATACTGTGACGCAGCAGTGGAGTACTTTTGTTACGCTTACGGCTACGTTTGCGGCCTATGAGTATTATTCTGCTGAGGATTATAACACGCAGATGATGATACTTGACTATAATTTGCCTTTTGATGCTGGTATGCCAGAAGGTGCTTATACATTTTATTTTCCCATTTATGCGCCGCAAATCGTTGAAGATATGGATACGGCTATATCTATCATTGATGGCGTAGCGGCGGCGATAGATAAACAGACGGATGAAATATTGAACTATGACGTATCTGTTTCCCCGTCTGATGACCAAGTACAGCTTGATAGTAAACTTGATAATATGGACGATTTAGAAGCCGGTATATATGACAGTATAGAGCAAGTGCAAATCAATGACGGTGGTATGATTCAAAATCTTCTTTCCGATGACTATACAGGAGCTTTTGGCGTGTTTGGCTCTATCGTCAATAATCTTGCTTACGGTCCTGTATATACAATGATATTCTTTACTTTGCTGCTTGGTTGCGCGTTGTTCATACTTGGTAAGGTGGTGCGCTGATGGGTGCGATTATAACGGCAATAAAAAATATAGGGATGGTTTTTGTCAGTATCGGCCAGTTTGTCGTTTCTCTTGTAACGGGTACGATTAACTTGTTGCAGATGATACCGCAAGGTATATCCATTCTTACCCAGTCCATCGGATTTCTGCCGCAAGTGTTTGTGATGTTTGCAACGGTGAGTATTACCGTTCTCGTTATATATATGATTGTCGGGAGGAGCCATTCATGATGTTTTGGACGAGTGTTTTCAATCTGTTTTTTACGCCGTTCCGCTGGGCGATTGATTCCCTTTTGTCCATAGAGCTTGGCGGGGTATCTCTGATTAGCATACTTGTTGCTTTTACGGTCGTGTCTGTTGTCCTTGTCGGCCTTGTCTATGGTGTATCGCGTGTGGGCGGCAATATAGGCAATGAAAATTATTCATTGCAGAAGCGCGCTGAGCGCGACGTTGAGCTTGATGCGAGATGGGCAGCTCGTCGGCATTATTATTCTGCTCGTAGGAAGTGATGCGGATGCGTGTGATTTGTATTTTGCTTTGCCTTGTGCTCTGCATCGGCGTTGTCGGTCTTACAGTATCGGCTGCGTCCTATACCATGTCGACCGAGTATTCCATCAATTCTTCCGCGCTGTCGTATTTCCGCAGCGTTTTGGCCGGTATGCCTGCGGGGATGCAGTATATCATATTCCAGCTGTCCCGTTACGAAACGGTGCTGATGTATGGCAGTCTGTCGGTTAATGGCTTGACGGTCACATGTGATGACGGGTATAAGGTGGTATATGATTCGCAGAGCTATGATGATAGACGTTATACGTCGTTTTCGTCCGCGTCCGGCGATACGGTGACGGCTGTGGAAGGTCTTGTGTTTTATACCAATTTGCAGGACTTGACTTCCGGCCCGAATGCAGCTGTTGCCGAGTATGAGGACGCAGAGACCGCACAGACGATTACCAATATTTTGGTCGCGCTTGTATTCTTTGGCTTTTTGTATGTTGCGTTTAAGTTTATTCGTAGAAGGTGGGTGGAAGCATGGTAGACCGTTTGATTGCGTTGCTGGCGATACCGGCAGAGTATCAGTTTGTGGCCGTCCTTCTTGTCGGCGTTTTGGTGCTGATGCTCGCTTTAATTTTGGTCAATAGCATTATGGCTATGATATATTCAATTTGTCGACTGAATTGAAATTACAAAAAAAGAAAGGATGTTTTGTATTGGATGAAACCCCTTCGGTGATTACTACGATTTTTGCGACTTTGCAGGATGGCATTACGGGCATGATTACCGCCGTGACGTCGATGTTTGATTTTATTACGAGCGCTAACGTGCTGCCTTGGTTTGCTATCGGTATCGTTGCATCGCTTGTCCTCTTGGGCATTAAGATTGTGCGCCGCGTTGTTTGGGGCGCGTAAGGTGTAAAAAAGAAAGGAGTTATATGATTTGACGGCTATTTTTGCTACATTGCAGCAGGGCGTTACCGCTATGATTACTGCGATTACGTCTGTTTTTACGTTTATCACGTCCGAGGATGTTCTTCCTTGGTTTGCGATTGGTATTGTGGCATCCCTTGTTCTGTTCGGTGTCAAAATCGTTCGGCGTGTTGTTTGGGGCGCTTAGTTCAAAAGGGCGGGTGCGGGCTATGCCCGCACCCGTTCGGATAGGTGGAAATTATGACGGATTGGATTAACTGGATAATTGATTTGATGCATGATGCGTATTCTTTTTTTACGGCCGAGCCGCTTTTTAATTTGGCCATGTCGGCGGTGTTTGTACTGTTTATTGTTTGTCTGATACGGTATATTGTGCGGGGTCGTATGGTATGATTACATGCTATTTTGGGATGCCTGGTTGTGGTAAGACGACGTTTTTAGCTAAGATTGCCCATCGCGAGTTAAGGCGGATTCGTCGTGGTAAGAGTAAGTATAAGCGGGTGTATAGCAATACATATATTAAGGGTTGCTATAAGCTGCACTATTCTGAGCTTCCGTTTTACGATTTCTCTTACTGTCTAATATTGCTTGATGAGCTTACATTAGACGCGGATTCCCGTAGCTTTAAGACGTTTACAGCAGGTCATAAGGAGTTTTTCTTGATGCACCGTCATTATAGGTGCGACGTGGTATATGCTACCCAGCAGTACGATGCCGTTGACAAAAAGATAAGAGACATCACAAACGACACTTACTATGTCCGCAAAGGCATGTTTTTTTCGTCGGCCATGCTTATTCCTCGTGGTATTATCATCCCCGAGCAGACTGGTGACATCGTGCAGGGCTATCATAAGCCTCGGTTTTTGCAGGCGCTTTTCAAACGTCATGTCTTTCGGCCGCTGTATTACCGTTATTTTGATAGCTATTGTCGGCCGGATAAGGATTCCCCGCCCGAAGTTATGTGGGACTTGACAACCGGCTGATTATCGCGTATAATAGATAACAGAGCAGGGGACTGTTACTCCCCTGCCCTGTCGAGCCTACTTTTTTGGCTCTTTGCTTTTTGGCGGCACGTTGATTTTGACCGTTATGGTCACTTTGACGTAGCCGCCTTTGCCTTTTTCGGCTTGCCGTATCGCATCCGCTATCGTTTGCGCTGTGCGTTCGGCGTTGTCGCGCTCTCGTGGCATCGCTGCACCCCCTTCCCCCATAATCGAGAGCGGCGGAGCATCCCGACGGGATGCTTCCTTAATTTTGCCTGTTGCATCTGCCGGAGTGGTTGTCAAGGGGTTTAAGGGTGGAGATTTTTTGCGCAGCAAAAAATACTACCCGCCCCCTTGACGGCCGCTTCGGCATATGCAACCGCGTCCCCCGTCCCCGCGCCGGCTTCGCTGGCGCGGTTATAGCAAAGCACCCCACCGAGTTCTCGGCGGGGTGCTTCTGTTTTACTCTTTCGGCTTGTTTGGATTCCAGTTGTATCCTTTTGTTCCTAAAAGCCAGTCGACTGATACGCAATAGAAATCTGCTAATATTCCGAGCGTTTCAAGATTTGGCTCTAAATGTCCTGTTTCATATTTTGAAATTTTTGAGTGTGATATTTTGGTTAGTTTTTCTACTTCTCTTTGCGTATATCCTGATTCGATTCTTGCTTTTGCTATTTTTTGTGGGAACATTTCTGCGTACATTGCATTTACTCCTTTTTGGTTCAATTTTAGCGCATTGCATAGTTTTTTAGGTTCAATTTTAGCGATTTTTTCTATTGATTTATTTTTGCTTTGGTTCTATAATTGAAACAAGCCCAGAGGGTAAAAAAATAAGAGGTGTAGAAAATGGTTTACGAGCTGCGTTATGGGAATCATCGGTTAGACTATGGTACTGTTTATGAGTTGCTTGAGGAACTTGAGGAATCATGCAAGGTTTCGCGTGATGTTTTGGCGGAACTTGCGTATAGGCTTTATTGCGCGAAAGGCGAAGGCCTGTTTATATCTCAATCGATGGGATTTGAAGTCAAGGTAAAGGGTAGATCTGGTAATCTTAAAATAACAAAGGAGATAGAAGAAAATGCCTAAAATACTTGAGTGGTATTATTACATTGAGAATGAATTGCGTTGTGAAGAGGAGGAAGAAAGAATAAAGAAGTTGGAAAAAGAAGCAAGAAAACTTGAGGAAAGACTTGAAAAAATGAAAAAGGAGCAGAAATACAATGACTAAGTTTATCGGTTGGAGATTTTCGAAAGGCACATATACCCCCGAGGGTAGCGATAAAAGTATTGACTATGACAACGTCAACCTGCACATGTATACGGATGAAGATCCCGACGTGCATGGTTGTTGCGTGTCGGTCCTAAAGATTAAGCGTCAGAATATGGGCAAGCTGCTGGACATTGTACCCACCGAAGCAGCTATAGAGGACACGCTTAACATGTACCTTGACAATGAGGTGGAGCTTACATATATCCCCATTAACGGCCGTGTGGTGCTCTCGAAAATACGCTTTGCGTAGTACTCCTACCCTCGCAAAGCTGGGATAGATCTAGTAGACAGACCCCGCCGGCCGCGGCGGGGCG